TCTCTTGCCAATAAATTTAATTTTTGTTCTGTTAATGTAGTAAGCCCTGTATCACTAACTTCTCCTAAGATATTGTAATATTTCTTATCAGGCAAAGAAATATTATTTAGTTCTTCAATTTTATTTAATACGTTATTGGCATAATTTATGGATTCAGAAAATCTTTCACCATTATCAAAGTTTCCTTCTCCTTCGTTATAAGCAATTAATGTATCTCGCCAATTGCCATATTTATCATATAAATATTTTAAATATTTAGCTCCACCCATTATATTTTGTTCTGGATCTTTTATATTTTTTACACCCATTGCTTTTGCTGTTTCAGGCATAAGTTGCATATAGCCTATAGCCCCTTGTTCTGATACTGCATTAGGATTATATGAAGATTCTATATTACTTACAGCTTGAATAATACTTGCAGGAATATCAGTTTCATTAGAAGCATTATTTATATATTTATCAAAATCTGGATTTCCTGTTGTAGCCCTAATTGTTGATGGTACAGCGGATAATCCACCACCAACTATCATACCTGTTTGCATAGCATCGATCTGATCTTGAGGTGCATTAAAAGGGTTAAATGAATATGGTTTATCTGTCCATTTGTTTTGAATACCTTGTTGTGTAAATTCTTCTGTGCCATTTTGTATAGCATTAATGCCAGTTGCTACAATTGCTTTTTTAAGTCGTTTAGGCAATGTTTTACCTAATGATGGATTTATTCCTTTTCCACCAAGTAACGTATATTCAATTGCATTAGAACCCATTAACATTGGCAAATTAGACATAGTAGTAGCCCAACCTCTTAGATATGGATTATCTAAGTTATTTTCTTTAGCATCTCTTACTACAGCTCCACCTTCAGACATAGATTCAGGAAAGGCTGTCATTGCCCCCTTCAACGCTAATTCAGCTGACTTTCTGATCATAGGATTTGTTGTACTTTGAATTAACTTCATTAAGTAAGTTGGTGCTAAATAAGCTGAGGGAGCTAAAGCAAGCATTGAACCTGCTGCATTAGGTAATGTGTAAGTTAATCCTTCTGGATCTGTAAAAAATTCTTTAGAAAAAATATTTCCGCTAAAATTTTTATTTGGACTAGTTTTTTTACTTATAAAATTTAGTTCATGTCCTGTATTTAATCCAAATAAGTCAACTATACCGCCATACGTATTACTTATTCCATTAATAAGACTTTTAGGTGCATTATAGTTATATTCTTGTGTTCTTTCTAAGGCATTTAAATTTCTTTTTTGGAAATTTTTCAACCAATTTGGTTCTAAAGTTGATTCATTTGCATATTTTTTACCAGCTTCTGTAATTTTATCAGTAGAATTTTTATCAAATTCTGTCGCTTGATAAGCTAATCCACTCAATAATCCAATAGGAGATACATCATAAAGAGTCTGAAAGCTTTCGGGAAGATTTATACTCTGTTTTATTCTTTTAGGAATATCTATTGATAGATGGTTAGATAGTTTATCATGATTTACGTCTCCATTACCAGGATAAGTATTTGCCGTTTTATTACTAGAATCATATTTGCCTGTTCCTTTTAAATAATCTTTGCCCGTTGTAGAATAATCAACATTGTTTTTATGGAATTTATTTGATACCCATTTAAGATTATTATCTATACCATTAGCAATATCATTTGTTATATCTGATACAGTATCTATAGCATTATCAAAAAAACCTTTTTCTTCAGGCTCATTCTTTATAACACCAGAATTATTACTATTTAACCATGTTCGCGAATTTATTTTTCTAAAATAATCTAATCTATTTGACATTATAACACCTCTTAATCACTATATTCTGGTAAGTATTCTTTTCTTATTTCATCAGGTATAGCATTCCAATATTTGCGAGCATTATCTTCATTTCCAGCTTTTTTCTCACGTAAAAAATTAAATACATATATTATAGAATTGGAGAAAAACTGATATTCATCTTCTGTTAAATATGGTCCATATTTTGCCAATTCTTGCTGATATTTATTCAATGTATCTTCACTTGATAAAGCATCATCGTTTTTAGCTGAAGACAATAAATTAAATACTAAACTATTTATTTCACCAAACATTTTTTGCTCTTCTTTGCTTAAGTTATTATTATTGGAATTATTTTGTTTTTCTATATTAGCTTTATAACTGATAAGATCTTTTTGATTATTTGTATCAATACCTGCTCGATAAGCATATGAAGCATCTTGTCTTTTATTTTTTTCTATATCATTTCTATCTTCTAAGTCATATCTTTTTTGTTGAAGTTCTTCATTATACTTAGCTTGTTTATCCATTGCTGTTAATTGATTTTGTGCAGATACTGCATCACGTGCTAGTTGTAAACCAAAAGCATATTGGTCTTTTGGCATACCATATGCTGATAATAGCTGTGTAAATGCATCTGGATCCTCAAGACGTAATTGAGCAAGCATAGACATACCAAGATTATTAACACTACCATCAGGATTAGTACCATATGATATAAATTGGTCGGATAAATCACTCATTTTTCTTGACTGATATGCAGCTGATTTTTGTTTTGCATATCGTTCTGCTGCTGTTCTGCCTACACCTCTAGCACGAGCTTCTTCATATAATTGTTGCCAATATTCTTGAGTTGTTAAATAATTTGGTGTAGATGTATTAGTATTATTAAATTGTGGTGTTTCATTTAAATATGCTAATTTAGCTCTATCTAAGGATATATCAGAATCAAATGACGATACATCTAATCCATATTGTCTTGCTAGATCTCTGGCATTTTTAGCTTGTACTTGTGCAAGGAAGCGTTCATCATCTGTACTTGCATTATCATACATATATTTAGCTTGAATTAACTGTCTTTCAATGCTATTAGCTAAATTCTGTTGATATGAAGATATTTTTTGTGGTATAGGTTCTTTATAATAATTTAAATCCGCCATAGATTTTTGAGATTGTTCCTGTGTTTTGTCTGCACCAAAATAACTACTATCTACACCTAATTTATTTAATTCTTCTCTAGCAGCATTTGCCTGTGCATTAGCAGACTGCATTCCTTCAGTATCATTATTAGCTTGAGCTTTCATATAATCTGCCTTTGCACTATTGATAATATTTACATAATAATCGATTCGTGGTTTTAAATATTCAGGTAAAGAATTAGCCGCCACTTCATTACTAGAAGCGACGGCATTATTAAAAGACATTGGTAAAAATTTCATTATTAAATTCATTTCATTTTGCTGTTTTTGATTTTCTTCATTTATAGCATTTTGTACCATTTGTTGCTGTTGATTTTGTCTAGATGATAAATCTCCATAATTTGGTAAATTTGATGAAGATATGATTTCTCCTTTGGGTTTTAAATTACTTACTGCTCCTAATAAGCTTACAGTTTGAGCTACAGGAGACGTATTATTTGAAATATTATTTTCTGTTGTTTTATCAGCTATGTTATCTGATGTTATCGCATTACCCTTATACTCTAAATTATTATTTAAATTTAAATCACCACCAGAAGTTATTGCATTTGTAGAGTCTATACTATAATTCGATAAGTTTTCAGGTGTTAAACCTTTTAAAAAATCTGTTTGAGGTTCTTTTGATGCATTTGTTATTTTATTTTCATTCCCTCTATCAATATAATCTTTTATATATGAACCTAAAGCAAAACCTAAGGCAGATTCCCATGGCATACTAGCCACAGCTAATCCTCTTTTTAAGTTATACATTTTATCCCACTGGTCTTGATTTTGATATGCATTTATTCCTTGTTCCATAAAAATCATTCTCCTTTATCTTTTAAAATAATCCGCCAAATAATCCACCAAGTAATCCACCACTACCACTGGTAGTTTGTGTAGATGTGGTTGTACCTTTACCAGCAATTGCATTTAATGTTGAATTTCCAGAACCTGCTAATCCTGTTGAAGCATTCCATAAATTAAGTGCAGGTTGTTGAGCTGCTTCTTGTGCTCCTGCTGCTGTAGTTATACCAGCTGTAGCATTATTGATATTATTATTATTAATATTATTTAATGTATTCATATAGCTTTGTTGTTGTTGAGAAATAGTATTTGAAACATTTTTAGAAATATCATTCATTCCTGTGGTTGTTACCGAACTATTTAATACCCCATTATTAGCAAGTCCATTTAATAAATTTCCCATACTATTTTGTGCCATATTTTGAGCATTTTGTGTTATATTATTCATTACTTCTTCAGGTAATTGACCATTAGCCAAAGCTTGATTGGATTGATTAGCTTGATTTATTTGAGCTTGAGCTTGATCGTTCAATTTTCCAAAATCAACCTGAACAGCTCCTAATGAATTCTGTAATAAATTTTTAGCAGTATCATTTAACCATGATGCATTAGGTGCATATTGTTTAGCTAAATCTGCTTGAACTTTTTGTAACTGTAGCTCATATTCAGTTGGTGTATAAGTCTGATTGTTAACTACAGTTGAGCCACCCTTAAATAATTGCAAATCTATATAATAAATTTTAGGTTTGTATGCATGCATAGCCTCACCTACTTTCTATATCTAAATATCCCATGTTACATAATAAGAAATCCTTGTTATATCATCATGCATATGTACAGGTGATATACGAGCCTTCTTACCTTCTTTGTTTTCTGCATAATAGATAAAAGAGCCGTCATTGAACGGCTCTTTTTTAGTTATCTTATATCCCCAAAAACGAATATAAGCTTTTATGTTTTCTCGTATGCATATTGTACCTAGTTTTTTTATCTCTAACATTTGAGCAAATACTGTAGCGAAATCTCGCCAAAATTTGCCATCACCACACATTTGATAAATCATTAGCATACTATTATCTTTAGTAGTGCCAATTTCACAAAAGCCACGAGAAGGCAAATAAAAAAGCTTAAACCCTTCTTTTGGTTTAAACTTATCTTTTGTTTTTTGCTCATATTTTTTTATATATTCATCTAATGTATTATTCATATAAAAAATCCCATAAATAAACCATTTTCCCTTATGGGAAAAATGTAACTAAAAAGCTTATAAATAAACTTATTTTAAAATTCCCAAATAAATATAATTATCTCAATGTGGGAAAAATGGCATTAAAACTTGAATTTATAACCTAGAATAACTGTCTTTTCATCAGCAACTATCCATGTATTTTTTATATCCCCAGCTATGGCGATACCATTATTTCCAATACCTAGACCAATAGCATAATTCTTTTCTTTGTTAATCTGTTGATTGTTTTCGTACTGCGTCAATAATTGATTGGCATTCGCTAAGGATTGATTCAAAGTTTGAACTTGCGTCTGTAGCTGTATTGATTGCGTTTTCAAGTTTTGTACTTGTTCCTTTGATATCTGAAGCTGTTCCTGCAATGTCTTGTTTTGCTCCTTCAGCTTGGTCAAGTTCGTTTCTAATGTTGTTAACTGACTCTCCGTTATCGTATAAGTCTTTTCTGTCGCTCCACAGACTGCACACATACAAGACCACAATAATAATACCGCCAATAATAATATATTTATATTTTTTAATCTTACTAAGCACATCATTCAAGTGTGTTCACTTCCATTTCTTCAATACAAGGATTTAATGCTCTAAGTCCTGTAAAATAAAGTACATCGCCCTGCATAAAGCAAAATTCAGGTACATTATCCAATAATACCTGGTTAGGATTTTTAGATGTTTCAAAAATATCTTTAATCTTTGCTTTTGTAATACCTTCAATTGGTTCTTTACTTACAAGTTTAATAGTTTTAATCATGATAAACACTCCTTCATTTTGTAACTTCCGCATTATTTAATAATTGAATTATCTCATTGATTTTATTTTTTAATACATCTAGCGTGAGCGTATTTCCGCTTTCTGTAATTTGATTTATTTGAGGTTGTTGTATTATACCTACATGGTTTGTAGTTAAGAGTAAATTTGTTACCTCTTTAGACAAATTACTCAATATAATAGTGTTTTCAGCTATCTTTTCCGAATTTATAGCATTATTAACCAACTTTTCTGTAGTTATTGATAAATCTTTTATCATGCTTGTTTCAATTTTGTCATCAGCTAATAGTTTATCAACTACTTCTTTAGATAACTTAGAAAGCGTAACATTCTTATCTACTAACATAGCTTCTGTAATTTTGTTGTCATCAAGTAACCTTTGCTCTATATCTTCATTAATTTTTTTTAGTGTTATAGATTTATCTACTATTTTTTCTGTAGTTATTGATAAATTCTTTATCATGCTTGTTTCAATTTTGTCATCAGCTAATAGTTTATCAATTACTTCTTTTGCAAGCTTAATTAAGGTAACAGCACCATCAATTATTTTTTCTGTACTTACAGAATTATCATTTGGAATATTTCCTTCTGCTACTTGCAATTTAGTTATTTCCCACCATGCTTTTAAATATTGTTCTTTCCGCCAAAAAGGATTAGTAAATGGTTTATAGTCTTTTCCAGCAAGTGCTACTACTATTGAATATAAATATTGTTCTTCTAAATCTGTCGTTGGTTTTGGCAAGTTATCTATTATATCCTGGTAATCATTCATAATAGACATTACAGTCAACCCTCATATCCCTAATTCGTTCACAATCGGTGTATTGCCACATTCGACATATACGATTAGGATTTTCTATGGCAAAACTATTTTCTGGATAATATTGAGCTGACCAAATAGGTACATAATCAGGCAATGCTTTTAAGTCTATAATATTTGTGAGCCAATTATAAGAACTATATAAGCCTACATAGTTATACCCTTTTTCTAACAATGTACTGATAAAATTAGCAATAGGATAAACTACGTTTAAGTATCCTTCTAACATATCTTTATCTTCAGCATCATACCAAATACCAAGTTCAGGATTTTTCCCATTAAGATATGTCTTAATCTGTTTATCAACCCAATTAGCTTCTGCTACAGCTTCATGAATAAATGTCGCATGGCTATAATAATAAACGCCATAGCGTAATCCATACGCTACAGCGTTATTTACATGTTCTATAAACTTTTCATCAAGTTTATAATGTTCTCCTATTTTTAGAATAACTCCTTCAATTCCAGCGTCTTTTACTGCTTGCCAATCGATCCATTCTTGCCAAGCAGAAATATCAATTACTTTCATCATTAATCACCGCCAAATCAATACCTAGAATATTTGCTTCTTCTTTTAAAGTTCCTAAATATTCTTTAAGATGAATAAGTCTTTTATTTAATAGCTCATAGCTACAATTAGGCTTAAAATCTAAAGAACATTGCTTATATTTTTCTAAAACCTTATGCAGTTTATTAGCTCTAATATCCGCTTGAAAATATTCCGCTAATAATCTTTCTTTATAGTTTTTACTTGTCATTAAGTTTATTGTATCTTTTAATTCCATTATTAATCACACCCAGTAAAAAAACCAACAATAAATCCAAATAAGCCACCTAATATAATCATTAAAAAAAATTCCATAATTATTTATTACCTTTAAATCCACTTTTAGCACATTGAAGTAAAAATCCTAAATATCCCCAGATTTTATCTTTGATATGTTCCATACAACATTGTTTACCGATTTCCATATCAAAATTTTTTGCATCTACACATGCGGATCCATCAGTAATAGTAAATCCATTTTTACATGTAGCTTGTACCACAGTTGTTTTATCACTCATTTTTATTGCTTCTGTTTTAGTAATAAAATTATCAACATCTTTTTGAGTAATTTTATTATCTTCCTCTAATTGTAAATATTGTTTTTCAAATTCTTCTTTAGGGCACCAAGATATATATTTGTCTTTACTTTGATAATAAATTTTATATCCGTCTGCTCCTACATCATGTTCGCCATATTTTTTCCATGCCTTACATGGTTCAGCTTTAACAAATTTTACACTAATATAATTTCTAATCATTATTAATCCTTCTTTCTTTTTATTTTCTAATTTTTTCTTTTTGCATAGCATATTGAGCTAAGTTATTCTTTAATTTAGTTGGAACTGGTACACCACAGTTTGTAGCATTTTCTAATATGCTCAAGCCTTCATTTGCGATATAAAATAAAATCGCAATATCTCGCGTGATAGTTCCTTGATTAAAAACAATATCTGCCGTATGTGCCACCATAATAATAATTACAATGACAGCTTTTTTTGCTAATCCTCGCCAACCTTTTCTGCTATCAAGTTTTTTGTTTGGATTTATCCAAGCTGATAAAAGACCTGTTATATAATCTAATACCATTAGTAGCAAAATAGCTTCCCACAAGTTTGACCAACTGCCGAATAAATGACTACATATAGTCCCCACTGTAGCGAAACACGCTCCCCATTCAATCTCTAATCGGACTGGTATAATCGTTTTACAAAACGAAACCATATCCGCCAAAAACTCCTGCATTTTAATCACCTTCTTAAAATTTAATTTGATAAAACAAACCGCCAGCCATTGTAGCGTATGCGTCGTTATTATCTATATGGTCATCGACAAACTTTTCTTTTGCCCAAGCAATACCGCTTGTAATTAAAAAAGCTTCAAACGCACTACAATGAGCATTACGCTGAAGCTGATCCTGTATTATATAACCTGATGCAAAATGCAATGCTTTATCTGTAGGTATACTATCTTGTATATCATGCAAGGCATTTGCATTAACATTAGGCATATATACAAAGAAGGCACAACACAACGCTAATAATAATTTACGCATTGTCTGCACCTTCTTTATTTTTATTTACATTTTCTGTTGTATTTTGATATGCAATGCAATTAGGATTAGTACATTTACCATCTGCTAATTCTCCTGCACAATATTTACAACGTTCTTTTCTAGTAAAAAATGCCATTTTATTTATCCTCCTGAGTTAATTTTTTTATTAATGTTTCATATACAAGTTTATTCGATTCTTCTTTTGTTTTGCATTTTTTCATTTTAGACGTGAAATCTTTATCTCGTACAAATAAATTAAGCAATTTGCGTTTGAAATAATATAGATATATTACCGCTCCAATTATTAATAATATAATAATCGGTGTAAGTATTTTAATAGTATCCGTGTCCAGAAGTGTAAGCCATATAAAGTAATCCATATTTATTCTCCTTTTAATATTTCTTGTTTAGCTACCTCATACGCCTGATTAAATTCCATAAATTCTTGTTGTATAGATTGTATAGCCTCTGTATTTCCAGCAAGCGTAGCAGTATCTAAATCTTGTTTAAATCCTTCTTTTTGTGCATTATATTCTACTTCTAAAGCAACTAAAGCTCCTGCCTGTAATTCTTCTTGTGTTGGTTCAGGTGGTATATAAATAACTGGTTTTCCTGTTTGGTTATCTCTCTTAAATTTAGCATAATTATTATCTTCATTACTCATATTACCTATATAGTAATTGTATTCTTCTAATGGAATTTCAATATATCCATCAGACGTGAGTTTATTTTTTCCGCCATAATTATTAACATGAAACGATGGAATGAATCCTTCTGGCAATCCTTCGTCATTGAATTTTGCAAAATATGTTGTAGTCATTATAATATCTCCTTGTTATTTTATTAAAAAAGGGGTAATTTAAATGCGCAAACCAAATGGATATGGTAGCATTAAAAAATTAAGTGGTAAAAGGCGGAGACCTTACGTTTTTCTCATCTTCGCCGAAGGTAAACAAAAACCGCTGGCATATTTTGCTACGCAAACGGAAGCTGAAATCTATGCAGCGGATTATAACAAAAAACATAATAACAAAATCCTTTCTGGACATCAGATTACTTTTGCCGAGCTGTATTATCGTTGGCTGTCGTTTCATACGGATAAATATCAGCCAGCTAAAACAACTCTTTGCAGTTATAAAGTGGCGTTTCAACATTGTCTGCCATTACATGAAATGCCTTTAAAGAACATTAAATATCATCATCTGCAACAAATAATAGACGATACTAAAAGAAAAGGACTTTCCTACAGTAGTTGTAAGAAAATCCGTTCTTTAATTAGCCTTATGTTTAAATATGGAATTATGATGGAGTATTGCAATAAGAACTATGCCAATCTATTAAATTTAGGTAAAAATAAAGCAATTCGTCCACACAAACCTTTTACAAGGCAAAAAATAAATAAATTATGGGCTAATTTAGAAATTAATGGTATAGACACTGTATTAATCCTAATTTATACAGGCATGAGAGTTGGAGAGCTATTAAGTTTAACTAAAGATAATATTTATCTTAGACAAAAGTATCTAAAAATAACTAAATCAAAAACGAAGGCTGGTCTTCGCTCTATTCCTATCCATGAAAAAATACTTCCTCTAATAATAAATAGAATGAATAAATATGATAAGTTTCTGATATGTGATGAAACTGGAAATCCATATAATTATAGTAAGTATAGGACTTTATGGAATAAAATAATGCAACAAATAAATGCCAAACACAGCACTCATGATTGTAGGCATACATGTGCAACTCTTATGGATAATGCAGAAGTAAACTTTAATGCTAAACGCCGTATTTTAGGTCATTCCGATGGTGATGTAACTGATACGGTATATACTCATAAAAATTTAAAGCAGCTACGAAAAGCAATAAACAAAATAAAATAATTGTTACTAATAAGATACTTATATTTTAGTAATACTTGTAAAAATAAGGATTTATCTGTATTTATTAGTGTTACTAATGTTACTTGTAAAAACAATTAAAATAATATATTTTTAAACTTAAAAACCGTTGCAAAAGCTATCCAGCCTTTAATTGCAACGGTTTATTGTTTATGTTTATTTCATAAAATTTATAGGTATTACCCACATTGTATACTCAGGTATTTTGCTTTTGAACTCAATCTCTTTTTTTGTTTTAGGTTCTACAACCACTTTCGTGTTAAATAGTTTTTTTATTTTGGTATATATATTATTAAACATATGCATCAACCTTTCATTAGACAGTGGAGAATGTTCGGATTAGATGAAAATTATACTGGCGATTTGAGAACAGTTAAAATTAATACAGCAATAACTTTTAAAGAAAAACTATCATTTGCTATAGCTACACCAGCATCAGATTCAGAAGCAAATTTAATATCTGTTGTAAAATCAACATCAACAGAATTAAATAATATTATTGTAAATATTAAAGGTGTCGTTACTGGAGGAAGTAATGGTCAAATTAGAGTGTTTTTTGTAGGAAAATAATTATTTACTTAATATAAACCATCTAAAAGTTTGAGGATTTTCTTTGAACCTAAAAATAATGTTAGTTGGTGTTACATCTGCTACACCTAAAAAATAACCAATGCCATCATCTTCTGATATAGATACACCATCACATACATTACAATACAGTATTTGTTTTATTGTAATACTTGTTGTTATATTTACTAATCTATCGCTACCTACAATTAATCCCCACTGTAGGTTGATACATCAACAGTGGGGATTATTAATATTAAAAAAAGACCATACGCAAGAGCCAGATAGTAATTATGTGCAAGAATCGTTAAATTTGCCAATTAGTTTAAAAATAGTAGTATGCGGAATATCTACATGTAATGTCTTAATAAATACTTATTGTTATATTCATGCTACATTGCCCACTTTAACAATAGGAAGAAATCCATATAATGCAGATACAAAACACTACTATCTAATTGTCGGAAAATAATTAACTTCCTATAAACACCGATATTCCACTAACACCTGTAGGTGCTAGCTCCCCTGTTTGTTCTGTTCCATTAGGATATGCTCCATAAATATAACAAGAATTAATATCTTTGTTTTTTATAATTAAATTATAAAAATATCCTGTATAATCAAAAGCCCAATAAAAATATAAATTATTTTTAAATGCTATTGGAAATGTAAAAGTATTATTTTTCCCTTGTTCTACATTTGTAACAAACATTCCCCACTGTTTATATGAAACCTATGCTACCCCACATATATCCTCCTACAGTGTTTGTATAAAATCTAAAATTAGTTTTATCTGGAGCTACTGTATAAAACATATTAGTATAAATTAAAGTTCCATGTTTATTAACCCATGTTAAATAATTATTTTTAACAGTTAATGGTAATGAAATTATATTTTCTACATCTTTCTGATTATCTTCAAGTTTAAAATATCCCCACTGTTTAAAGATATGAAATAGTAGCATATAAAACAGCATATTTTTCATTTCCCAAATTATGGCAAATAGAAAATGTATTAACAGTTTGGCTATTATCCATAAAAGCATTTGATATCGCTTGAGGTGTAGATGGTGATTTTTTTAATATATTTGTTGTTATAGCAAGTGTTTTGGAACTTATAGGAAGATTAACACTTATTATGTTATCTTTGCTAAATGCTGTAAATGCACATCCCCACTGTAGAATTAGTCCGCCAAATAATTTTCCTAAGCAAATATAACCATTTTGAGCTATCAACCAATTAACACCTAAAAAACTTCCACTACTACTTACACCTGTTTCTTCTGTGCCTGCTAATTTAGATATCAATTTAAATACCATAGTTGTTACAAATTTTTGTACCCATCTTGTACTTGCTATTTTATTTGAATTATCATCATCAGGCGGATCTTCACCTATTACATCAGTTTTAACAACTTCGTTTAGATTAATTTCATTTGTTGTTCCATCACCTTTAGTAATGGTTATTTTGTTGTCTGCACCAGTTATATTAGATACAAACTTACTAAAAATCTTTTTTGTAAATAATGCTAATCCGTTAGCATCTAAAAACTTCATGTACTACACCTCCATTAATAAATATGTTTTCTATTTCACTAGAATTAATACATTCATCTCCAGATGGTTCAGGATATAAACCACTATTTAAATACAAGTCATCAATAGTATCTGTATCAATGGCAGAATTTAAACTATATACTGTTATATATCCATCTCCTTTATTGAGAAAAATATCTATTATTGTTTCATCAATAATAGCCTCTTTTTCTTCTAGAGTTGTATCTTCATTTAATTTTAAAATATCATCAATAATGTCATTAGTAATAGAAGTAAAACATAATACTTCACTTTGTTTGTTTCCTTTGGTTACAGTTACTATACCATTACTTTCTAATACATCTTTTACATAAGTAACATCTATTTGTTGTCCTAAGTTATCTTTTGCAGCTTTAACAGCACTTTGAGCAAGTTCAACATTATTTATTTTTACAATAGAAGTACCGCCATCACCTTTATACATTGTTATGTTACCACCATAAGTTGATAACTTTTTTATATAAGTTTGATGTATTTGTTGACCTAAATTATCTTGCAATGTTTTTGTAGCATAATTAGCATTATCTGAATTAATCGCATGAGTTACATTGTTAATAGTAACTTTTGAAGTTGTACCATTTCCTTTGGTGATAGTAAGTCCAGCATTAGAGCCTGTTACACCTTTTACATAAGTAGTATCAATTTGCTGATTTTTGTTATCTTTTAAGGTTGTATCCGCATGAGCTACATTGTTTATCATTAAACTACCTGTGGAATTATCTCCCTTAGTAAATACGATTGTTGCATCATCTGCTTTTAACGATTTAATGAAGGTTTCATCAGCATATTCTTTAGCTCCAAAATATAACTTAGTTATATCACCCATCAATGTCCATTTTGTGTTGGTTTTATCTCTTACATATAAATTATTCTCTTCAAATTTAAACTCGTACGGTAAAGGATTGTCTGCATCAATAGTTTGGTGAGTTACTATTTTATATAAAAGCTCATAAATATGCTCTATTTCTCCCATATATTTTTTTGAAAAAATTATTACATTATCTCCTCTATATTGAAAATACAAAGGGAATACTGGTGCCAATTTCCCATTTTGAATTGTTGGTAATGCCTTTGGTAATCCATATTTTATCTCAATAGCATCTGTATCCATTTTTTCACCACCTTATACTTCTACTACATCAGCTTGAATATAATTTAAAATAAAAGGCTCTCCAATACCTGCTCCGCTTATTCGTACTTCTGGAGTTCTATATACTACTCTTCTTGTACGTCTTAAAGTTTCTAACGTTTGAATATCTTTTTTATCGTATTCAAGTTCATATAAACTTTCATAGCTATCTTCTAGTTTATCTGATGTATCTACATAGATATCTCTTAAATGTTCTATTGGTTCGTAATTATCTACAATCGGACGTGTATTATCAAATAAATAGCTACTATACATTCTAGGCAACGGCATGCATATATTACCTACCAAAAAGTGGCTATTATAGCTATGTTCATATTTAAACAAAGTTACACATAGTGTTATTCGTTTTACTAAATACTCATAATTTGCCATATGTGTTTTCATTTGCACTTTAAAACGTAGTGGTTCATTATCATCATAAAAACTGTCTGCATTTAATTTACAAACAGTTTTTTCTTTTATCACATATACATCATTATTTATAGATAATACATCAACTATTACACTATTGAATTTCCTCTGAAAAAAAGCACTTGTATTACAATCTAATACAAGTACATAACCATTTTCGCCTATACACCATACCTGGTTTAATGGTGGTACATAGCGAAGCTTTGTATTACTAGGTAGGTTTGCAATCTTACTAGCAACTTTAGAACCTATATTTGTAGGTTTCATATCGCCATATTCCTGCGTTGTTTGAATACTTTGCAGGGATATATCGCTCATAATTAAAACGTTATTAATTATGTTGCAATAACTGGCAGTACCTTTACAGAATATATTTCTTCCTAATTCACTAATTCGCCAATCAGGATATTCGTTTTCAAGTCTAAATACCATACCGTTGGATTTTATGAATAAAATGTCTTTACTCATATTAACCATACCAATAATATGTCCGCCAACCTTATAACCAATTTGAGCAAATAAGCTTGCTGATGGATCATTAGTATTTTGTGTCCAGTTTGTTTCATCGCCAACACTAGAAAATAATACCTGGTCTGTATTATCAAAAACAAGAACACGACCAGAACGAATATACACGCCGTTACAATGTTCTGGACTTGTGTCTATCGTTTCTACGGGTTCCGTCCCCTTAGCATATTGAAGCTTACCGCCACTAGCAATCAAAAGACCATCTTCCCACATAGCAGTTATTACTTCGCCTGTTCCCGTTAAAGTTCCAACTTCTTTTACTTCATAAAAATCTTTTGTAGCCAGAATTTTATTATCTTCTGTAAATAAAATAAGTGCAGAATTTAAAATATCAAACGCTGCACTTTTAAATGTATATTCATTTGTAGTATATAAGGTATCTGTGCCCTGCACTGTGCGAAGTAATTTAGAATTACTGTCTATTTCCATATTAACTACTTCAGATAACTCATTGTCTGCTATTAGATTTTCTGTACAGGATACATTAAGACCGCCAGTAAAGTCTTGCAACATCACAGATTGTTGATTAGCATGTTTTGTAGATAATCTCATTACCATACCGCCCTTATTACATCACAATCATCAGGCAACGAATCATAATATCCAGAAATAACATATACTGTATCTCTTTCTCTTAATATATTTTCTAATTGTGCTACTATTTGACTCATAACCGACATTTCTTGAGACATATCAAACTCATTTCCCATGGATAATCGAATTAATGCATATTCAATTAGCATATCATCAAATTCATTCGGAAAAGGACTTTTTCCATTATCATCATCAGACAAAGTCATTTCTTTTATATCTTCTACAGCTAAAATTTCATAATTAATAGGCTTATCAGGCATAGGATACAAATTTATAGTCTTTAAACCTGTTATGAAATAAGCATAAGGAAAGCCGTGCTTATCCATATTTAGTATATCTGCACGGCTTTTATAAATTATACGTTTGCCATTTATTCTAATATCTACTATTTTTACAGGTATAAAATCCAACTCAATTATATTTTCATTAGTATTTAAATTACCTTTAGTCACATTAGACAACAATTCTGGCTTTAACTGTAAAATCATACGTCTTAAAAATCTAGAACCAGCATTTAAACAATTTAGTATAGCTATATCGTCATAACCTGTTTCTTGCTCATCATGTACTAAAATTCTAACTCGCTTTATTAATTCTTCTACAGCTAACATCTTGATACCTCATCAATCTGGTACAGATGAAGTTAAAATATTTACTGTAGCAAAATCTGTAGGTGTACTTCCATCAATTTTAAATACAGACTTGGCTACACCATAAGTACGAGAGATAGCCACACCATATTGGTTATCATAGTCAAATAATTTTTCTTTCCATGATAAATCAATACCATTTGCCATTACACCTGCTTGAGCACCCAACAATAATCCATGTCCTACCCATGTAGAACTATCACCAGTTTGACCAATTGGAACATTTTCATTTTCATGTACGACTACACCATTATATAAACCAGTAGCACCTGTAAAAATAGGATTTTTCATGCCACGAATATTAGCATATTGCTGTGCATTAATCCATTTTTCATCTTCTTTTAAATCACGAATTTGATATGGATGCAATACCATTACATAATATTCTCCACCATTAACACGAACAGGTCTGATTTTAGGATTAGACATCTGTGCCAAACGTTTTGCTTTACCTAAAACAGTAGTATTCATTTTAGCAGTACTTGTAATATTAGCTTCAGCTGAAATACCAGTACCGCCATAAATAACTTTATCTACTGTTGGATTAGCTGTCAGTGCTTTAAATAAATCATCATCGATTCTTTCTCTAAGCCAAATAGATAATCCATCTTTTGCATTTTTACGCATATTTTCTTTACTTTTCTTTTCTTCAAATTTACCTTTTAAGCGTACAGCATTTCTAATCTGGTCTATAGTAAAGCTAAAGCTTCTATATTCCATTTTTTCTTCATTACCTTCTAAGATATCATCTCCTGTAACACCAGCACCTTTTAATTTAAGTACGAGTGATTGTGTTATTTTATCTCCAGGTTCCTTTTTTAAATCATTTAAAATTTGAATAATATTATTAACACCTTCACCCATGAATTTGCCAAAGAACAAATCTTTCATAGCAGTGGTCCACGTCTGTTTTCCCCATGCTTGTAATACAAGTTCTTCAGGAACAGTTGTTTCTGCAAATAGTCTTAAATCCATATTCGCTGGTAAAGATATCTGCATTCCTCGTCCTTCAAAACCCATATTTTTAAAGTATTTGGGAAATGCTCTTTTCAATTTGTCTTCATTAAATTTAAAATTACTTAAACACATATATAATACCTTCTTTCTTTATTTATTCACCTAATAAAATTTTTTGATACTTTTCTGGTATTTTTTCCCATGGTCGGTTATTCATCATTTCAATAGCAATATCTACATCACTTTTGCCTGAAGTATCTCCGCCACCTGATAATTTATCTGCTCGTGGCATTTTTTTAGCTTGTTTATATTTATTTACGACTTTATCTTGTTTTTCTTTCTGTTTTGCATTTATATCTTTATAATATTCACGTTTAGCATTTTCAAAATAAGCTTCAATAGTATATCGGTCTGATGGTGAAGCTACTCCTCGTTCTAATCTTGCATAAGCATCACGAATTATATTTTGATTAACCACAGATTGCTTTTCAAAATATCCATTTATAGCAAAATCTTGTATCTCTTTAAAATGTGTATCTTTCTTTTGTTCATTTTCAAATGCTTTAAATGCCGCCATATTTTCTCTATGTGCCTGCATAAATGCTTCTTTTCTTTGATTTCTCAATGCTAATTCACTATTAACATTGCTCATAATATTATCTTTAGCAATTTCAAAAGCTGCTTCATAATCCGCTTTCTTTTGAGCACCATTATCTTCAAACTCTAAATCATTTAATTGTTCTTCTGTCAAATTAACTGATTTTAAAGCTATTTTTTTGGCTTCACTTATTACAGTACGTGCAAATTCAATTGGAACTTGCTCTAATTTAATAGGTTTAAAAGGTGCAGGTCTAAATTCCTGTTGTTTAGGAATTTGCTCTTGTTGTTTTCTTAATTGCTCATTTTCTTTGCGTAATTTAGCAAGCTGCTCTTCAATGCCTTCGGTAGGTTTATCTTCTATTTTTTCTTCATCATCTTGTTTAGATTGCTGTTCTTCTTGCTCATCTTTTTTACTTTCAAGTTTTTCATCTTCAGCTTTTTGTTGCTCTCTAAATTTATTAGTAAATTCTCTAGCAATATCTGGATCCAATCCTTCAAACTCTTCAGGAATACTTATTTCATCATTCTCATTATTATCTACATCATCTACTGTTTCATCAACTACAGTATCAGAATCAGTTTGATTATCTTCAAAATCATCTTCAGCAAATAATTGCAAATTAAAAATTCTTAATACGTCCATAATATATCTCCTAACTCAAATTTTATTAAGTAATTTATCTGCAAAGTTCAGGCCAGTCTTCTTATTCAAGAGATTATCCATACGTTCGGCTACATTCATAAAAGTATTTATAGTTTCTCTTTCCTCTTCGGTTAATTGATAACCTGAATTATTCTTGAATTTATCCATACGTTCAATACTAAAATCTAAAATTTTACCACATAAATCTTCTACTGATTTTTGCAGTTCTTCTATTTTATTCACTGGTTCGTTTTTTTCATCTACTTGCTCTTTTGCTTGACTGATAGATTGTTGTTCTTGAGTGTTTTTATCTTCCACTTCTTTACTAATTGCTTTTGTTATTTTTTTTACCGCCATTACAAATTACTCCTTATCTTCATTATTTTGATAATCAATCTGATAAATAGGCTCAAAGACTTTTTCAAACACTTCATTTGGTACAGGATATACTTTTCCATCAATGCTTTTTACAAGATAATCTTTATTAAATCTAGCTGTAAATTTTCTATTTTTATGAATGTCTTCGACCAAAAGTCTTGGATTTTCAACATCAGAAAAATCTACATTTAAAAATGGTTCGCCTAATACCTCTTGAATATTTTTTAAATCTTCCATATTGTTAAAACTTAATTTTATGGCTTCTACTTCATTTACTCTTCTACGATATTTCATCATTATTTCTCCTTTTACATAGCTGGAACATTTCCTGACCTTAACGAATTTAAAGCTGCTAAAGTCATATTGCTATTATTTTGTTGTGGTGCTTGATTTTGATTTATTGGTTGACTATTAATTTCTGCCTGATTTTTTACTTGCTGTAATAATATTTGAGCTGTCTGTGCTGGTATACCTAAATTAATTAATTGCGATAAAATCTGATTAGTCGGTATACCTTGATTTATAGCTTGCATTATTTGATTTGTAATTTGCTGATTATTCACTTGTTGTTTATTTGCTTGCTGTTGTAATAATTGTGGATAATTATAAGCAACAAACTGCTTAATAGCTTCATCAGCAATTTTTTGGTCAATAAGTCCTGCTTTTGCCGCCATAGCGAGCTGAATAGCAGGTGGTGCGTCTTTAAAAGCAATAGAATTACTCATACGAATTTGTTTTGCTTGTTCAGCAGCAGCTTGAGCTTCTTGTGCCTTTTGTTGAGCTTGCTGTCTTTGCTGTAATCTCTGTTTTATATCTTCTTTATTAGGTATATCTGATAAATCTAAGATTAAGTCAAATACAGCATCACCTGGAACATCCAATGTTTTAACAGCGTCAATAAGTGAATACATCTGTGCTTGTCTTTGTGAAGCACTAGCCTGTGTATCCGCCACAATAATATCAAAATCACCTTGAGTTATATCATTTAAAGTAGTTGTTACAGCTTGCCCAAAAGGCCCTATTTGTGTAACTTGTTGATTTATTGTGATAAAATCTGGTTTTCCACCAACACCTTCAATACGAAAAACCTTTTTTTCTGTATAAAATTGTTGTACTAAACCTTTACGACCATGTTTTCCCCATAACAATGATGCTAAACGTTTTTTACATTTACGAAGATTATCAAACATTGGTGCAATATGAGTTATAGCTTGCTTTTGCTTTAATTCTATTGCTCTACCACTTGCATTAGCAGGCATATCTACACCCATTAAAGCTTCGTTTATACCAGAAATAGAAGGCAAATCAGCAGCAGCTTCTTGTCCTGCTTGAAATAATGATAATGGTGGCTGTGGTGCTTCTAATCTTTGCATAGCTCCACGAGATAATGTCCCTGGCTGAACTTCTATTACACCACCTGGAAGACTAGCCAATTTTTTCATATTGGCTTTTTGTTCATCAGATTGTGCATCTGCTTCACGAATCCAGTTATTATATGAAGAAGTATTTAATATGTGAAGTGATTGACTTCTGCGTTTATTAACTTCTCGCTGTGGATCTTTTAAGTCTCTGACAATACCAGCAGGCTCATCTTCATCAAAAAATTTAAATACTACAAAGGGAATAAATGGTATTTGTCCATGTTCATAAGGACTTTCGATATCTTCTAGCAAAACACCGCCAAAAAAAGAACAAACCCTTACCTTGTCTACAGTAATTGTTTGTTCTATCGGTATTTGCCCTGACAAATACATTTGCATTAATTGTTCTTCAGATATATTTTGCATATCTTGTTCATTAATTATTTGTCCACCAGGCATTATATAAATTTTTTCTTTAACTTTTACCTTATACCAGCATTCAACTAAACGTAATTTTTGTAAATCTCTTTTGTAATATAGATGGTCATATTGTTCATCTACTGGTTCCATAGAGTCATATTCTTGCTGTTGATTTTTTATTTCTTCTGCTTTTTCTGGATATACATTTATTAAGTCAGCTTTATTAACCCATTTAGCACGAATAATATAATTGGCATCAGAATAATCTATTTCTTTTGCTTCTGGATCTATATACATATTAAAAGGGCTTTCACGAGCAATTTTTATTTCTCCATCGCCCATTTCTTCATCAAATTTGTAATAAACCCAAAACCAACCAATACCGCCAATAGCACCATCCATAAAAACTTGAGACTCTTGATATTCATAATCACAATCATCAAAGATATACTTTGTAACACCTTCACGGACTTTACAAAGCTCCATATCATCATTTGTCCTAGGCAAAAAGGAAATATCATAACGATTAAGCCTTTGATATCCTGATAATACATTCATAAGTGGTTTTATTTTATTAATAGTAATTGCAGGTCTACCAAATTTTTCAAGCTGTTCTTTATCTGCATTTTTCCATTGCTTACCAGATACAAATCTATAATCTTCTTTAGCTTCTTTCCGCCAATCTCTTGATTTATCTACAGCATCTTGAAACCATTCTCTTATCTTTCCTAGCCCAATTTTATTTTCTTCTGGTGCAGCTCTTACATCATTATTTACTTCATCAAACATTTATTATTCCTCTTTAAAACATTTTGGATATGTTTCTTTTATTGCTTTTAAGCCCAATATAGCAGATTTTATTATTGCTTCTGTCTGTATTGTTTTATCACAAGTAAAAGATACATATCCTTTTTGTATTTTATTTACATTACATTTACTATATTCATTGCAACCATATAATGCTGTTTGTGCGATAGCAGAAACAGCACTGCAAACAATATCCTCTTTGTCTTTTTTGGCATAATTTGCATGTCCACGAACTAAAAGACCAATGATATTTTCATTTGCAGGTGAACTTATTTTTGTAAAATAAACCATACATTCTCCTTTTAATAAGCCCATGCACTAGGTTCATGGCTTATATTTTCATAATCATTTTTCTTAAACTTCCAACCATCTTTTTCAGATCTTGTTGGCTTATATGGTCTAGATAAACATGCATATCCTGTTTCATCAACACAATGGTCTTCACCATTCGTATCGATTTTTTCAGGCTGACGTTTATCATGAGTAACTAAAGGAAATGTTCTCAAATTATGAAAACATGTACTAAAAAAGCGTAAAGCTGGTATTTGTACTCCATCTTTACGCTTATATCCTTCTAATCTTAATTTTATCTCTTCCGCCATAGCCATTCTTCCTTTACCACATTCTCTAAATGTAGTATGACCATTTTTTATTAATACTTTATTTATTTCTTCAGCTACAGTAGGAACACCTGTATTTATATTGGCCCAACATGCACTATCTAATACTCCATAAGCTATTTTTTCATCACATTCTCTATCGACTATTTTTTGAGCCACTTGTGCAGCTGTTTCTTTTGTCCCTACATTTGCTTTACCACCATAGCCATATAATTCGCGATATTTCCAAAGATTACCATCATAATCTACTGCATACCAACCTACAGCATAAGGCTTTGCACTTCCCCAGTCCATACTCCGAAATCTCACCCAATTATCTGGTATTTTAAAAGGTTTTACGACATGTCGTTTTTCAGAGAAATTAGAAAAAAACTGTCCGCCAAGTAAGCCCCATTCGCCAAGACCATATACACGATACCCTTCAGGATCTTGCTCTTTTCTCATCATCATACGTTCGCTATACGCTGGATCAATAAATAAGTTATCTTGATAAGTAGATTTATGTGTAAATATCGATGCTCGTGGTGTATCAAAATATTTTGCTTTTATCCAATGAGTTGCAGATACAGGATTAAAAGATAATGTTATTTGATAATATAGATTTTCATTAATCAGTTTTCCACGCAAGCGGTCATCTAGTATATCTATATCATTTTCTTCTAATTCTGTTGCTTCTTCAGCCCAAATCCAAGTTAATTTACCACGTGTAAAAGTAACAGACTTAACACCTTCACGTTGTTTATCATCTTTCATACCACGGAATAATACTTCATTTCCTGTTGTTTTACATCGCAGTGCTAATGGTGATTTACCTATATCCCAATAAAAATCCGCCATACTACCACATATACGATTAATTGCAGACACTAATTCGCTATATGTACTTTGACGGTTCCAATCCCCTATTTTACGAATAACTAATAAGTTAGCACCTTTGTATTTAGGGTTCATTAATTTTAAGATATAGTCTTGTGCTATATTTACACTTTTACCACTACCAGCACTACCTCTCATACAACGATATCGACATCTTGTTTCATTTGCTTGTTTAAATATTGGATTGAAATAAACTCTAGTTTCCGCCATCTTCTTGCACCTCACTACCTTCTTCATCAGGTGGTTTGCCATAAAATGGTTGTAAAATCAGCGGTTCTGCTGGCGGTTGCGGTGGAGTAGATTTTATCTTAGTGATATTTAATTTTTCTTGTTCAATTACCAGACGTTGTTTATCCATTTCACGCTGATATAAATTAGGTACCAAATCAAAATACCTCATCACGATTTCCCATGCCCATTTTTTATCCATCATTTTTATTGAAGGCCCATCTTTACCCATTTTCACTTCATTTATTACTGATGTATCTACTAAATCACTATCAATTAAATCAACATAATTTATCAACTTCTTTAATGGTTTTCCATCTACTTTCACAGGCCCAAATTGTCCTATTACTTGTTCTTCACGCTGTCCCCATTTTACATAATCGCCGATATCTGCACCGATAATTTTCAGACAATATTTTAGCAAATCATTTATGTCTACTTTTATTCCCTCGCAAATTACATTTTTAAGATGTTTTATTTCAGCACGAATATCATCACGTTTTAGCAGTATATTTGCTTTCTTAGCTGCACTCTTTTTATTAGTGGCTAAGCCTGATTTTAATATAGCTTGAGTGCCATTCCACTTTTCCACATAATAAGCACAAAACACTTGTTCAGCTTCTGTTAAATTAGGAGAAATATCTATTGTTTTAGAAGTTGCAACCTTTTTATTTTTTTGCAACTTTTTTGTAGTTGCTTTTACCATGGTTGCATTATCAGACCAGTATCGTTTTTTCCATGACTTTACAGTAGATAAACTAACCTCGTATTTAGTGGCTATTTCTGCATATTTCATGCCTTTCTTATAATCTTTTTCCGCCAACTCATATTTTTTTACTTCATTTGGCATTTCACCACCTTCCTTGATTAAAAATGAGCATTAAAAAAGGCACATGACCTCTATCTTAGTCATATGCCTTAATAACTTTCAAATGGATATAAAAAACCTTGATATCATTATATCATAAAAATCGATAAATTTTTCCCAGAAAAAAATTTTTTTATTTTTTTTGTAAGTGTTATTATTTTTTGTAAGTGTTATTATTGCAAAAAAACTCTTTTCTTAAATGA